TCAAATCGCCAGAGGACAGGAACGTATGCACCCGGTAGAACTTGTCGTCCTGCGTAATGACGGTTTCTGTGCCGCCGGATGCTATGACGCTGGCTAGCTGCTGCGTAATCCATGGCCTTCCAGCCAATAAACCACTGATATTTGCATTATTTAGAATATTATTACCATCATATTGTGTGGGTAATAGATTAATATCATAATTTGGGCGAGGATTATTTTGTAATAATCTCTTTTCTTGCGATAAATCTAATTTTGCTTTCAATTTCTGTTCTTTTGTGAACAAAGTAGAAATACCATTCCGTGACATTTTTTTACAATCCTTAACTTATTATATAACTATTTAATCAAATTGGCACTTGACAAGTAAGTTAAATATTGATACTATACTGAAATGTAACAAAATAGGAGATCAAACAGTTTACATGCATATGATTAACGAAGATATTAATATTGACAAAATGAAGGTAATTCATCATGAAAATGGCTTTATAGGAATTATGAACAAAAATGATGCATTACTTTTAGCAAGAAAAGAGAATCTTGATTTGATTCTAACAAATGAAAAAGTAGAACCACCACTGTGCACTATACATGATTATGGTAAATTTAGGTTCAATCTTAAAAAGAATACAAAAAAACAAAAAGGTCCAGTAACTAAAGAAATAAAATTTAGACCAAATACTGATGATCATGATTTGCAAATCAAAGCAAAACAGACACAAAAATTTTTAAGCGATGGGAACATTGTAAAAATAAAAATTGTTATGTATGGCCGTGAACAATCACGAAGTAATATAGCACATGAAACTTTCAACAAGTTTATGGCAATGTTAAATAACTTTACAGTAGATATAGAAAAATCATCTACAAACAATGCAATTACAATCCAAATAAAAGGAGTCTAACTTTGGAAAAACCAATGAAGCGTGGCCTTTCAGTGAAGGTCATTAATAATAATATCAATGGTGCTATTTCACAATTGAAAAAAATGATCAATGAAGATGGCATTAAAAAAGAAATGCGGGACCGTGAACATTATACTTCAAAATCAGAACGCAGGCGAAAAGAAAAAGCCGCTGCAATTCGACGTGCACAACGCAAACGTGAAGAACAGGAGATATAATTATGCAATTCATCGAACACGAAAATGGACAAAAAAGCACTAATCCCAAAATTCAAAAACTTGATAAGTTAGCAAGACTGTTGAATGTTCAAATTAAAATTGATGATATTTCATATGGTGCCGATATTGAAGTCAGTGATAATACACTCAATGCAGAAAAGATTGCTGAAAAATATATCATCAAAGATGAAAAAGTTGAACCAGAAAAAGAACCAGTGACCAAAACTGTTAAAGAAACAGTTGAAGAAAAACCAAAAAGACGTGGTAGACCAAAAAAAGTTGATAAATAAGTATTGACATGTGGTAGATTTACCACTATATTGTCAACTGGGAGATTACTAATAATTCCCAGAATCTTGCTTAATATAAGGAGAAAAAACATGACAGACTTATTTGAATTTTTCACAACCAACCACCACAAAGCATATAGCTTTCTTCCATATGATCTATACTATGAAGAAGATGGAAAATATGTGTTAGAAATGGCTGTGTCTGGTTATACTGATAACGATATTGAAATCGAATGGGCCAATAATAGGCTAAAGATTTCAGGCAAGCGTGAAAAGGTAGATGATAATAGAACATATCTTTACCGCAATATTGCAAAACGTGATTTTAAAACTTCATTTAGTATTGCACGAAATTGCAATGTAACAGGTGCAAAAATCGACAACGGTATTTTGAAAGTCTTCATTGAACATATTGTTCCAGAAGAAGAAAAACCAAAACTGATTCAAATTACAAAATAATAATAAGAAGGGGCAATTTGCCCCTTCCAATTTTAACAAAGGTATGATAATGGTAAAATCAAAAGTTGCATTGGCAAGAAAAAACGTAAAAAAAATTAGTCCAACAAAATCCAAAGCGATGAAAGAACTTCAAAAAACAATGGAAGTTGGTAAAGAACCTAAATTTCATGGTGATCCAGAAACAAAAGAATATAGGAATTTTCTAATTCAATACTTCAATTGGGCAAACCTTATGTTTGAACCTATCGATCTGAAATCACATTTTGTGGAATTCTTCAAAGCAAATGATTATAATCATTCATGCATTACCCATATTAATCCAGCATATTTTAATAAACTTGGAAAGATTTCATATCTTATTAATACTAATGCTCCTATATCAGACCAAATCCAAAGTTCATTTGATAATGCAGTAATTGAGCTAATTGATGTGTGGCAAAATACAGAAGAAAATGAAAAAGAAGAAATAGAAGATGAAAACAAAATTGATGCCAGAACCAAATCTATAATGAAATATATGTCATTATATAATGACATTGATAAGGTTATGAAAGACGAAGACATTAAAACTAAAGTCTTGAAAATTATAACTGATAATAAACCACCATTGAATATTATTCAAATGCTACATAATCATTATAGTGAAGATAATGAACAATACACTATGGAAATTTCACAGAAAAGATTGCCCAAAGCATATAAAGAAAATATTTCTAAGTATAAGACTTCAACTGATGAAATAATTGATGTTTTAAATGCACAAATGAATGTTGCGAAAATTGTGAAGCAAACTACCAGAAAACCAAGAAAAAAGAAAGTAGTACCAGCAACGAAATTAGTTGAAAAATTGACGTATCTTAAACAAGAAGATAGTCTTGGCATGGTATCAATTAATCCAGAAAGTATTGTTGGAGCATCTGGATTATTAGTTTTTAATACCAAAACCAGAAAGTTTGGTATGTTTTCATCATTGGAAGGTGGTCTTAGTGTAAAAGGAACCACTATTATTAATTTTGACGAAACCAAATCATTATGTAAAACACTAAGAAAACCACAAGAACAACTAAATGAATTAATTTCAGGGACAAAGAAAAAAACTGAAAGAATATTCAATGATATTAAAGCAGTTGAAACATCTTTGAAAGGTAGAATTAACAACGATATTCTGATTCTAAAAATCTTCAAATAATAGTTAAATACTACTATATATTTGGAGATTTTAATGAATGAACTTAATAGAAATAGTGGACAAGAACGATCAACAGTTATTGAACAAATAAAAGTTATGCTTAGTGGTCAGTTAGTTGATGTTGAACTTGATAAAGTTTCATTTGATCTGGTTCTTGATCTTGCGCTGGAAAGATATAGACAAAGATCAGAAAATTCTGTTGAAGAAGGATTTATTTTTATCCAAACAAATGAAAACCAAAATCACTATACATTGCCAAATGAAGTTGTTTCAGTAAGAAAACTTTATAGAAGAAATTTTGGTATTACCAGTGGTGACAGTGATAATGGTGTTCTTGATCCATTTGATATTGCATTTAGTAATCTTTATCTTCTACAAGATGGCTCATTAGGTGGTTTGGCAACTTTCGATTTTTATTCACAAAATATAGAACTTGCTGCCAGAATGTTTGGATATGAGTATAATTATACATATAATACTAATACAAAAAAATTATCTATTATGCGAAGGGTACGTGCTGGTGAAGAAATTATGGCACGTGTTTATATGTATATTCCAGATGCCATATTGTTAAAAGATAATTTTGCAAAGCCTTGGTTAAGATCATATGCAATGGCAGAAGCGAAAATGATACTTGGTGGTGCATATGAAAAGTTTACGGTTTATGCTGGTCCACAAGGTGGTGTGTCTATGAATGGTTCCCAATTAAAAGCAGAAGCCATGCAAGAAAAAATGGAATTAGAAGATCAACTTAAAAAATATGCAGATGGTGCAGCGCCACTTGGAATAATAATGGGCTAAAATTAGCTGATATTCTTATAGTTTTCTTAAATAGTATTAAGATAATTAAACTATAAGGAGTTAAAAATGGCTGATTTAGTATCACCAGGCGTAGATATTAAGGTTATTGACGAAGCCCTTTCCGCACCAGTTGGGCCAGGAACAGTACCGCTTGTATTTATTGCCACGCAATCAAATAAATTAACAGAATCAGGTTCACTTGCAGAAGGCACTTTGCCAGAAAATGCAGGAAAACTTGAATTAATCACTTCACAGCGTGAACTATTACAAAAATATGGTATCCCAGAATTCCGTAAAGTTGATGGAACAGTGGTCCAAGCTGACGAAACAAATGAGTATGGTCTTCATGCTGCATTTTCATACCTTGGTCTTGCAAATCGTTGCTTCGTTCTTCGCGCAGACCTTGATATTGGCCAAATTCTTCCTACTGAAACTGCACCACGTGGTAATCCAGACAATGGCTCTTATTGGTTTGACTTTACCAATACCTCTTATGGTATTTTTGTTGCAAACGGAAACACGATTTCTGGTCTTGCATGGGATTCAGTTGAACCAATTTTTCCATCTGAAAGTGAAGTTAATCAAGTAACTGGTGTTCCTGCAACTTCATTTGGTAATGATGGTGATTTTGCGGTAGTTACACAATTCACTGATAATGCAATTTATGAAAAAGTTGGTGGTGCATGGTATATTGTTGGATCAAATGATTGGGCAACTGCAAAAACTGGTGGTGTTGATCTAACATTCGCATCACATATTAATATTCCAAATGGGGAAACTGTTGGTTCAGTATGGATCAAAACTACTTCACCGAATAATGGCGCAGATTATAAAGTCCTTCGCTACAACGCACCTCTTGATCAATTTCAAGAATTTGATGCCCCCTTATATGCGAATGATAGTGCTGCAAGTGCTGCATATGGGTCTTCTTTGAACATTGGGTCACTTTATGTCCAATATGGTCCAAATGCTACACATGTTATTAAACGCTGGACTGGTACAGTATGGGCAAATCTAAGCTATGAGGCTTCTGAAAATCAACCAACAACTGCACCAGATGAAGGTACATTGTGGTACAACCCTGCTCTTGAAACTGATATTATGGTTAATACTGGTAATCAATGGCGCGGTTATCGTAACCTATATCCTGCAACTGATCCTAATGGCCCACAAGTAACAAGCAAGATGCCAACTGAGCAATCAACTGGTGCACCATTGCAGAATTTTGACTTGTGGATTAAATCAGATGCAGTCCTAGAGTATCCACAAGTTTATCGTTATCTAAATGGTGATTGGGTATTAGTTGATAATACTGATAAAACAACCCCATTTGGTGTAGTATTTGGGGATATTCGTGAAGATTCTGGTCCAGTTGGCCCATGGATTAAAGGTGGAGTAGCTGCAACTGCAACTGCACAAATGAAAGCGGTAAACGCATTTATTTCAAACCCAGGTGAAGGTTATACTGATGGTACATTTACCGTTGCAGTTGATGGTGGAACAAGTGGTACAGCCACTGAGTTGGAAATCGTTATCGCTGGTGGTTCTGTTATTAGTGTAAACGTGGCAGTTGAAGGTAACTACAGTGTACTCCCATCTGGTGGAGCAATCGTAACTGTAGACACATTAGTTGGCATGGGCACACCTACAACCGAAGCTGAATTTGCAATTTCATGGGGTGTTGCTGCAATTGTAGTTTCGTCTGGTGGAAATGGCTATACTACTAATCCAATTGTTAATATTTCTGGTGGTGGTGGCACTGGCGCTACTGCAATAACAGAAATTGATACTGGTGAAGTAAATTCAGTAATTGTTCTAACTGCTGGTGCAGGTTATACCAGTGTACCACAAGTTCTCATAAATTCCCCATTTGGCAAACCAGAATCAACAAATGTTGCAGATATGTCAGTATCAGATTGGGTTGATCCTGTAGAACTAGATATTCTAAATCCACAATTATTCCCTGCTGGAATGATTTTGTTTAATACTCGTCGTTCTACAAATAATGTTAAAGTATGGCGTGAAGAGTTCTTTGCAGATATTGAAAATTATACTGTTGGTAATTTCCTATCAGATGCATATGAACTTGCAAATGCAGGCGCACGTGACGCTGCAATGACATACCTTTCAAATAAACCTGAGCGTT